GACTATGTATACCAGAAAACAGGCGTGCACCCGCTCTTGTACTGTTCACAGTCTGTAGCCTATAAATTTGCTAATATTGGTAACTACGGATTCTTGATTGCACAGTACGCAGACATGAACGCCACAGGCTATCAGGATAAGCCGTGGAATGAGGGAGCTTATACTTGCGTTATCCGGCAGTATAGCTCTTGTGGTAGATTGAATGGATGGGGCGGTAATCTCGATCTGGATAAATTCTACGGCGACAAGGACGCATGGAACAAATACGCCGGAAAAGGAAACACAACCAAACCGGCAGAAACACCGAAACCGACAGTGAATACTCCGACCGGTTCCACGCTCGATCTGGTTGTTGGAGTCATGCAGGGCAAGTACGGTGATGGTGACAACCGCAAGAACGCTCTCGGAACACGGTATACGGAAGTACAGAGCTTCATCGACCATATCTATTCTGCACCGGTAGATACACTGGTGAACGAAGTAAAAGCCGGTAAATACGGCAATGGCGACACAAGAAAAGTTGTTCTCGGTAGTCGTTACAATGATGTGCAGAATAAGATCAATGCTGCGTCTGCCAGAAAATCAAATGAGCAGATCGCACAGGAAGTGCTTGCCGGTAAATGGGGTAACGGAAACGACAGAAAGAATCGTCTTTCAGCTGCCGGATATGACTACAATACGATTCAGAATATCGTGAACGGTAAGTCAGGTGCTTCATCCGCACAGTATTACACGGTGCAGTCCGGTGATACGCTCTCCGGCATTGCATCCAGGTACGGCACGTCCTATCAGAAGATTGCGCAGCTTAACGGAATCGGCAATCCAAATCTGATCTATGCCGGACAGAGATTAAGGGTAAAATAGGCATAAAGAAAGACGGGTGGAATGATCTACCCGTCTTTTAAATTCTATTTATTTATCGCAAATTCGATGTCTTTCAAGCTCCAGAATCCCGGAGAAACTTTGATTTCAAATTTTTTATAATCTGTAGGTACTTGATAAACAATAACACCATTCATTTTCTTTCCAGCTGCTACACTTCCGTCAAGCTGACCCTGATCTTTGGCTTCTGGTGCTTGCTGTCCGAGAATGTCTTGATTCACTGAATAATCATCGCAATAAGCTTCAAAGTTCGCTACAGAACTAATATTGATATCTTTTGAAGAATTGTTCTCGATGTTAAATTCAAGTATCAAAAACTCTTTTCCATCATCTGGTTTCACATATTCACTTCCGGCTGATTCTGTGGAGCTTACCAATGTTACATTAACGTCTTTAAGAGATACTGTTTCACCGACCTGAAATTCTTTTTTCTCATCCGCTGTTCCCGATTGAGAACTTTTATCGTTTTGGCCAGAAGAAGTGCTTACTTTTTTAGGTTCACTTTTGCCTCCTCCTGCCAACGATCCTATAGCTCCAATTACTACGAATACTCCGAACACTATAAGTATAGTTTTGAGACATCCACCTTTTTTCTTTTTCACTTTAATTCCTCCCTCATTATATAGTATGCTATGATTATATTCTATTAAGTAGTTTTCTTTTCTTTTCTTCGAATTCTTGCTTATTGATTGCTCCACAGTCAAGAAGTTCTTTCAATGTTTTTAACTGATTTAGATCATTTACAATTTCTGCGGTAGATTCTGGTTTTTCACTTATCTTTTTGTTTAGAAAATCCATAAATTCTTTATATCTTTTTTTGTAATCTTTTCCTATAACCGAAAGAAGTAAAGAATTTGGATCATTTTTAACCGTCTTCTTCCATCCTTTGTCCATCCATTTTATTTGCTTGGCCTGTTCTCCCGGAATTATAAATTGTATATATCCAGGCCCCCACCAAACACTTGGTTCCTTGCATGTTATACCGCTAATGTTTTGATAATAGAATTTTCTCCCTTGTTTTCGAGAATCTGTTACATACATAGGAATAATTTCTACATATTCATCACAAGCAACAAGTTTCCCGAAAAAGCTATCTAATTCCAAGACCTTTTTATTCTGCATATAAGTACCTCCGCATACATAGTATGCTATCTTCTTAATACCGCAATCACAACTCCAAACCTTACCCATTGTTCCATGTCTTCAAAACTATTTGGATCAACTTCTATGACATCACCGAAGCCGTTGATCGGGACTAACTTTATCTTACCTCTCTGCACATACCGCCTTATATACGCACGTCCTGTTTCTTTATGTATAATAATCACGGTATCACCGTTTCTTGGCACTCTTTTGGATATGCAGATGATATCACCCTTTACATATACAGGGAGCAAGTGGTTGCTCGTTATCTTTATGCCACAATGTAATGTCTCACCGTACTTTTTTATGTATTCCGGGCAGTATATCCGTTCTTCGTGTGAAGAATCCAATATCATACCGTCAGCCATCTCGCCAGTAAGACATAGAACATCCAACATGTTTTCGGGATCCGTTTCCAATACTTTCATAGAGATTTCATAGTCCATCTTGCCAAGAATATACGCACGTTGTCTGTCGGTCAATTGTCTGTACTTTCCCAATACCTCGTATTCCTTAGAAGAATACCCTAAGAGATCAGGGATAGATTTATGAGTTAGTTCCGACAACCTTAGTGCTAAGAAAACGTCAAGATTATTAGTCTTCCGTGAAACGATATTTTTGTATGTGGACACAGACACACCCAGCATCTTAGAAAAGAGAACTTGCGTAAAATCAAGGCTTTTCCGCTCTTCTTCGATGTTATGTGCAAAGTTATCCAGCATTTCATTTTTCGTTAGCATTATGTCACATCCTGTCGAAAAGGCTAATATCTTGGCTATTTTTCACTTTTTTTGTAATAAAAATACGATATTTTAGCCAACATCTTGACTATGGTTTTGAGTTATAATTTATTTAAGTATTACAATGTATCATTATAAAACAAAAATGGCACTTGTCAAGCCATTGATAGGAGGTAATCTAATGGGAAAGGACGAAATGAACAGCAAGAGCAACAAAACATGGACTGATACCTACGAAAGCGAAATCAAACGGATGATAAAAGGAATCCGTGACCCACGCTTAATGCGTTACATCTATCTTGTGGTAAAAGATGCTATCAGTGAAAGCATTGACAGATAACAAACATATGTTCTATAATGTGGGTAATCGCTACTGGAATGACGTGTCGGATATTGGAGGGATTTATGTGGATGAAAAGAAACAGCAAGAATATTACAAAACTCGGATTCTTGAAGCAGTAACCGCAATGACAAGCGAAAAATATTTAAAACTGGTATTTTATTTTGTCAAAGCGTGCTATAGAGAAGAAAAGGAAAAGGAGACTTAATGTCCCCTTTTCCTTTTTAGTTGCCAGAAACGAAAGTGTTGAAAAACTCGCAAAAAACTTTTTTTCTGTCTGTGCTCATGTGATAATAATCAATTATAATTTTCTGAAACTGTTCATCGTCTGCGCCTAATTTTGCTACAATCTCAAGAAATTCTTCTGATGGTTCCTTGAATGATTTATCGTCAATCAAGTCGGATTTTAAAATCTTAAAGTAATCAGCTATTGCCTGTACCTTTCCCATCTTCGGCATTATCTTGCCAGTGCACCAAGTATTAAAAGTTGTTTGGGGGAATCCTAACGCTTCAGCAACTTCCTTTTGTTGCTTTCCACTATTGGAAATGTAGTAGTTTAGGTTCTTTGCGAAGATTTTTCTCTGTTCCTCCTCGGTCATGTTAACACCTCCTCTCTACGTTTATTATAGTATCACAGAATCCTAAAAAATTCAACAAGAATCCTAAAAAATTAAATTATTATATTGACAATACGAAAAAATAGGATTATAATACAGGCATAAGATAAAGAAAGGAGGAACCTAAATGGTAGAGACTTACAAAGTTCCGAGGATTTCCATAGCAGCATGTAGAGTTAATGCGAAGCTGAAACAAAGAGAATTTGCTGAGAAAGTGGGCGTTTCTCCGGCAACTGTAACTAATTGGGAGTTAGGTAAAACAGAGCCAGATTTAAGTCAGTTAAGAATCATCAGTGAACTTTCTGGTATTCCTATGGACTTTATTTTTGTGGATAGAGAATCCTAAAATATAGGATTTAAAAACGTTAGGAGGTAAAAAGTGAATCAAAGAGTTTATGTGATGGAGTGTGACGGCTTTGTAAAGATAGGCGTTTCTGGAAATGTGGAACGTAGAGCAAAACAGATACCGTACAAGGTTAGAAGAATCTATGCAAGTGAATTTTTGAGCAATCCATTTGACATAGAAAGAGAAATGCACAGACATTACTGCAATCACAGAAAACACACTCCAAATGGAAGAGAATACTTTGAAATTCCATTTGATGAAGCCTGTAAAAAGTTGAATGAACTTCTAAGCGTTGAGCAAAAAGAAAGCCGGCCATGCACATTCAAAGGATTTGATGATGTTCTGATTGAACAGCATCCAGAGATTAAAAGAATTGGTTTGGATGCTTACATAGTGGAACGGGTGATAAAAGGTTTTTCCTCCTTGTCAGACTTTGATAAAGGATATTTCCTTGCAAAAGTAGAATCAACAAGGAGGTGATAGCAAAAATGAAAAATAAAATTATTGAATTATCAGTAATGGCGGTATTCATTATCGTTATTTCAAGGAAATTTGACGATATAGATAAAAAGCTTATGCAGATTAAAGAAAGTTACAACATTACTGGGAAAAAGCTTACTTATTAAGTTCAATAATTTCTTTTACTAAATACTCAACAAGAATCGGGATTGATTCGTTTATTGCTCTTGACATTGCAATATCAGCACCGTATTTATCCAGATATTTTTCATAGCAATCAGGGTAAGAGGACTTATATTTTCCGATTGCGGAATCAGAAATCAGTTGAGCCAATTTCTTTGAATCGATCTCGGTCATAGAACACACCTCCTTGATATTGATACAAGGAGTATACCACAGAAAGGAAGTGGTTTGGCAACAACAAAAAAATTACAAAGGAGAAAAGATGGCACTGGAAATTATTAAAGACCTAAAAGTAAAGAACAGTATGCTGACGGCAACCAATATTCTGTTGCTGGTATTACTGATCTTAAAGTAAGGAGGTAGAGAGGTGAAGAAAAAGAGGATAAAAAAGCAGCTTAATAGGGAGCTTGACGAAACCCTCGGAGCTGTAGTATCCGCATTATTCCCGATCCTATTCACCATCTTTTTAGTTGGGTGGTGGGTAGCTTTTGGATACTAAGAGGGTGAGAACCAGCAAGCTTGACGGCGTGATAGCTGAATTTAACAGCTTTGATCTGAAAGACGAGAAAGCCAGATATTTCAGAGATTGTGCAGTAAAGTATATCGAATTACTGGCAGATAGACTGGATGATCTTGGAATCAAGAGCATAAAAAAATGCCCTTGCCGGACGAATCCGGTCAAGGACACAGAAAATAACACAACTAAATTATAACACGGAAAGGGGAGAAAGACAATGACAATCAACAATGACTGCATGACGGTAACGATATCTATTGCTAAGTATGAAAGATTGATCGAAAGTCAGACTAAGCTTCAGATATTTGAAAGATTGGCAAAGAGAGAACAGACAGCCTACCTTGATGTAGCAACGGTTCTTGGGATCTTGGAAGTTGGAAGAGAGGAAAAGGGTGATTCCGAGTGATCGAGGGATACGATGAATGGAAAACCGCACTTCCAGACGAACCGAAGCCGGTAGCATATTGCGATATCTGCGGTGAGCCATTATACGAGGGCGATTACATTACAGATATTTGCGGAGAAAACTGGTGTGACGAGTGTTTGAATGGAGACTTAAGGAGGATGTTATAAATGTTGAAAAGCTATGAAGAAATGCGAAAAGTCGATGTGCGAAAGCATTGCAAAAAGCGTGACGGCATCGATTATCTTAACTGGGCGAAATGTATTGATCTTCTCCGGGAGAACGGTGCGGAAACGGTATATTTTGAGCCATGCACCGGAGCAAATGGAAGTAGCCTGATTGCATCCGAGCATACATTTACGGATAAGAATGGAGCCACAAATCGTTGCTACGAAACGAAGATAAAAGTTGTCGTCGATAACAATACTTACTATATGCAGACTCCGGTCATGAATGGCAGCAATCCGGTAAAAGACAACTCCATGTCTCAACAGCGCGTCTGGAATAGCATGTGTAGAGCGTTCGTGAAGTGCATTGCAATTCATACAGGACTTGGGTTTGACTTGTGGGTGCAGGAGGAAAACAAACAGGAACTGAGCATTCCAGAATCACTGGAAAAGACAGCTTCACCGGCAAAGATCAAGACTATTAAAAACATGTGCACAAGTCACGGAATCGATGGTGATGCATGGGTTACAAGCAACGGTAAGACGTGGGAAACGCTTACGGAGGGCGAAGCTGCTAAGATGCTTACCGCTCTGAAAGGAAAATTTGGTGATGATTGATGGAGTTCACTGGTAGGTTTTCAGATCTGATGATTGACTTGTTCAGTAAAAAGCAAAAGATCGTCCTAACTGTAAACGAGGATGCGAAACAGGCATTTGAAGAACTTAGAAGTTGTGATCTGATCGACATCGTGATTAAGAAGCACCGGAAAAAGAGAAGTCTTGACGCCAACGCTTATTACTGGGTATTGGTTTCAAAGCTCGCAAAAGTGCTTGACAGCTCGAATCCAGAGATTCACAACCATCTGCTAAGAATGTATGGAGAGCCGGAGTTATTCGATGGAATACAGGTATATACCACGATTCCAGACACGGAAGAAGCAGAGAAGAAAGTAAATGCATCTATGGACTACCACTTAGCACCTACTACACAAGTGCGACAGGGAAATGACGGTGTGATGTACCGGACATACAGAATGATTCGAGGAAGTCACACGTACAACACGGAAGAAATGTCCAGACTGATTAACGGACTTGTGGAGAGCTGCAAAGAAGCCGGAATACCGGACAGAGAGATAGCATCCACGGAAGAGAGAAGAATACTGAAAGAGAGGTACGGGGTAGATATCTAAGAAGTTGTGGAGCATATTCACGGACGACATGGATCACTGCATGTACACAGGATTCTACGGTGTGGAAAGACACCATATCTTCTCCCACACCCATACAGAACGGATGCTTTGCGAGAAATACGGATTTATAGCACCGTTAAGACCAGACTTGCATCCGAACGGAGTACACGCCGGAAAAGAAGCATCCAAGATAGACAAGGATCTGCGGAAGAGATGCAGAGAGTACTATCTGGAGCACTATGGAACGATAGAGGACTTCCGAAAGGAGTTTTTCTATACATCGTAACTTATTAACCGCTCATGCGAAAATAATATATCACACGCAACTTGCATGAATGGATTCATCCTCCGGGAAACCGGAGGGGAAAGGAGAACGATGAACGCAGAAGAGTATTTCGAGAAAATACCGGACGGACATGAAAAAGCTATGGCACGTCCTTGCAACCAAACGACCGACCGCAGATTAAGAGAGATGATCGCTAATGCAAATAAGAACGGCGACTGCATTATCAATGTTGGGAATGGTATTTTCCGTCCGGTTCCGGGCGATCCAGAAGACGAAAGACAATTTGCGCAGTATCTCAGAAAAGAGCTTGCAAGATCGAGAGCGATACTGTACAAACGGATGAAAATGAAAGAAGCGTTTAAAGGTTGGAAGAATGGAATATTTTTTAAGGATCAGCGGCAAGCTTGACAATTTGAACGATTATACATCCGCTTGCCGGACAAACCCGTATAAAGGTGCACAGATGAAAAGAAAGAATGAATCTAAGGTTATAGCAGCCATTCTGGAACAGCTGAAACGCCTTAGAATCAAGAAACCAGTGTACATGGTGTATGACTGGTACGAACCTAATAAAAGGAGGGATTTGGACAATATAAGCTCTTTCGGACGCAAGGTGATACAAGATGCGCTAGTAGAAACGAAAGTGCTTGCAAATGACAGCTGGCGTGACATCATAGGATTTCAGGACAATTTCTATATTGACACCCAAAACCCACGAATAGAGGTAACTATAAAGGAGATAGAGAAATGAGAGATAGTTTCGTATTTTACCGATCTTTTGCAGAATCGGTGAAGAATCTCCCTCCTGAAGAATACAAAAAGGTAATGCAATCCATATTAGATTATGCGTTGGACGGTAAGGAGCCGGAACATTCCGGTATTGAATACACGGTGTTTTGCCTGGTAAAACCTCAGATCGACGCGAATAATAAGCGGTATGAGAACGGAAAAAAAGGTGGTAGACCACAGGAACAACCAAAAACCAAAGCTAACCAAACCGTAACCAAGGTTAAACCAAGTGATAACCAAACAATAACCAAACCAAAACCAAACAATAACCAAACCGTAACCACCCACGAACCTAATGTATATGTAAATGTAAATGATAATGTAAATGCTAAAAAAAAGAAAGACACTAGCGTGTCTAAAGAAAAAGCGTCCCGCTTTATCCCACCCACCATTGAAGATATAAAAGCATACTGTGAGGAAAAGGGATACAAGCTTGACTATGATCGTTTTATTGACTATTACACCTCAAACGGGTGGATGGTTGGGAAAAACAGAATGAAAGACTGGCGTGCCTGTGTGCGAAACTGGGCGAGAAAGGATTCATCTGGATGTGCCGAGTATCCTACGAAAGTCTCGAAATTCCGTAATTTCCAAGAACGCAGCTACGACATGGACAAGCTTACCAGAGAGCTACTTGGAGGATAAAAAGCATGAACAGGTACGAAAGAACGATCAAGCTGCTAAATGATGGATATAGCGTGGCAGAAATATCCAGAGAATTGAAGCAGAGTGAATCGACAACATACAGGTACATAAGCATTTGCCGAAACGAAAAAGAGTCGAGCTTTACAGTGCAACGGCATAATCCAAAAGAACTGGAAAATTTCGTAAAACGAGGAATGCAGACAAGCCAGATTGCAAAGATCTACGGTGTATCAAAATGCACGGTGTCTAACTGGTGCAGAAGAGACGGGATCCCGACACCGACAGAGTGGAAACAGCAACGGCTACAAGGATTTAATGCAGATAGGCATCTGTGCAAGACGTGCAAATACCGCATGCAAGATAACCTGATGAAAGGACACGGAGCGAATTGCAATTACATTGGCATAACCGGAGAAAGCCGTAAATGTGACGCTTGCATCTGCGATAAATACGTTTTGAAAAAAACCAAAAAGAGGAAAATTAAGGAGGGATAACCATGAAATATAAGGTTGGCGATAAAGTAAGAATCAGGGAAGATTTAGTGACGGGCGGGAATTACGGCGGATCCGTTGCTGTAGACGATATGGTAGATATGGGCGGAAACGTTGTAACGATCGAAAGAGTTGGTAACTTAGGTTATTACATCGAAGAAGATCCAGACGGCTACTGTTGGACAGACGAAATGTTTGAACCGGTAGAAGAAATGAGTGCGATAGAAGCACTTGAGATTCTTGCGGAGATATGCATGAAGCAATATACATGCTCTAAATGCCCGATTCAGTGTATAGATAGACAAAAAATATGCGTTAGCATTAGAAAAGAAAATCCAACAGATGTGGTTAAGGTTCTTGAACAGTGGAAAGCAGACCATGAGAAAAAACCGATTGAGACGGAACTTGCTTGCGTTGTTCGAGTGATTGAAGATACAGGCAAAGTGAAAAGATGTGTATACGAGGAAGATGTCACGGAAGAAAAAGGTGAAAAAATTGGGATTGTAATGAAAAGGATTTTGGAAGAATACTGCAAAGAGCATGAGGGAAAATTCTTTACAGTGTACGAAGAAATCTGCCGGGTAAAGGAGTAGTCATGAACACAGGAGAAAAGATAGATTACATGATTCAGTGCTTGCAAGTCGCAAAAGCTGAGTATGAATATTCCGTGGACTATCTGGCGAATGAACCGGAAAGAGACGATGAATCAATTTGGGAGTATCTGGAAAGGCATAGACAGCCGAACAAGGCACTGATTAGGGATAATCTTAGGAATGTTGCTAGGATGGGATTTATGGTGGCAAATGAGGTGAAGTGATGATTAAGATTATCAGAAAATTCAAGTACAGAGGTATTTGCGAAAAATGCGGAATCGAGATCAGCTGTGGAAAAGAGGATTTGATTAAGATGCAGACGGGCGTTAATGAATTTGAAGATTTTGCGTTATGCCCGATTTGCGGAGATGAAATTAGAGTCAAGTAAATTACAGAAAGGAGTACGGAGCTCCGGCCGGGCAAAGATATATCGGCTCCTTTCGAGAAGATGAAACAAAGAAAAAACTTAAATGTAACTCTGGAAGTAGGCAAGATTGGGGGGATGTGAGAGTGAAATTTATAGACTGGTTCGCCGGAATAGGTGGTTTCCGAAGGGGAATGGAACTTGCCGGACATGAATGCGTTGGTTTTTGCGAGTTTGATAAGTTCGCTGCAGCAAGCTACATTTCCATGCATCTTCTGACGGACGAACAAAGAAAGAAACTGAATGAATTACCACAGAAAAAAAGGCAGAAGGAGATTTTAAAAGATGAATACAGAAACGGAGAATGGTACGCAAATGACGTTAGAAGAGTGTGTGCCGATGATATTCCGAAAGCAGACTGTTGGTGTTTCGGATTCCCATGCCAAGACATCTCAGTTGCAGGAAAACAGCTTGGATTTCAAGGAAACCGTTCAAGCCTGTTTTTCCGAGTTATGTACCTTATCGGACAGCTCGAAGAAGAAAATAAACCCGCTTACCTTTTCATTGAGAACGTTAAGAATTTGCTTAGTGTTAATGGAGGATGGGATTTCGCCAGACTGCTCATTGAAATGGAGCAGGGGGGTATGATGCAGAATGGCAAGTGCTCAACTCCAAAGATTTCGGAGTGCCACAAAACAGAGAAAGGTGCTTCATTATCGGACATCTTAGAGGGAGAAGTACAGCAAAAGTATTTCCTGTCGAAAGAGCAGACGGAGAAAATCGTGTTCAAATAATTGGCCATAAAGATGGATATAGAAGAAACACACAGGTATTTGACCAGAACGGCATTACAGAAACGCTGGATACGGCACAAGGAGGCGGAAGAGGACATCATGTAGCATTACCGTGCTTTATAGATTTAGCGTATCAGGGAAAGCCGGTGACAACGGATGTGAGCAGAACGATTCTCGCAAGATACTATAAAGGATGCTCAAACATCCATGAAAATAGTGGCATTGCAATTCCGATCCTTACGCCTGATCGAACGGAAAAAAGACAGAATGGACGGAGATTCAAAGAAGATGGCGAACCGATGTTTACACTTACTGGACAGGATAGACATGGAGTAGGAATAGAGCCGCTCGGGGTGCTACGGAATGTTCGGAGCGATTACGGAAAAGAAATCTCCAACACGCTCGACACAAGTTGTAATCAAGGAATTTTTGTACAGGTATCCGAAGAACTGACTGTATATGCGGTCTGGTATGAAAAATATCATTGTTATATAGCAATCCGAAAACTAACACCAAAAGAATGCTTCCGACTACAAGGTTGGACGGACGATTATTTTGAAAAAGCACAGTTCGTAAATTCGGATAGCCAGTTATACAAACAGGCAGGGAATGGCGTAACCGTAAATGTAATTCAGGCAATTGCGGAACAATTAAGATTTGCGTAGGTGAAGAAATGAGAATAGCACTAATTGACGTAGACGGACACAATTTTCCTAATCTTCCACTGATGAAGCTGTCGGCATGGCATAAGCAGAACGGAGATCAAGTCGAGTGGTATGATCCGCTGACTGCATGGCTGAATCCACCAGACATGGTATATATGAGCAAGGTATTTACCTTTACACCGGATTATCCTCATCCAGTGTGTGCTGGAGAAATAATCAAAGGCGGTACGGGGTATGAATATCCATCTGGTGGCAAGCCATTGTCGGAAGAAATCGAACATATCTATCCAGATTACAGCCTGTATCCAGAACTATGTAGAGATACCGCCTACGGATTCTTGACAAGGGGATGTCCGAGAGGTTGTGATTTCTGCATTGTGAAAGAAAAAGAGGGACAGAAAAGCCACAAGATAGCTGATTTGTCTGAATTTTGGAATGGACAGAAAAATATCATCTTGCTCGACCCGAATATGTTTGCATGCCGGGAATGGCGAGATTTAAGCCAACAGCTTATTGATAGTAAGGCTTGGATAGACTTCTCACAAGGCTGTATTCTCGCTTCGGCAGTGATGACCACCACATTTACGATCAGATTCAGAAAGTGCTTGTAAAAGTAATTACAATTGTAATGAATTACGAGGATTGATGAAGAAAAGGAGAAATCACATGAAAGGAAAGAACACATTGGAAGATAAGCCTTTTCGATATGGTGGAATTTTGAAAGATTACAGCAAAGAAATTCATGAGATAACTGGCTGTGAATATAAATGCTGGTGTTGTGGTAGAGATATGAAATCGCATGTTCCGGAAAACAAGATTATGCCATATACAGCAACATTCCGAATATCTAAAGGGAAAAATAAAGGACTTTTTGCATTCCGAGCGCTCTGTAGACAATGTGCTTATAGATACAGACGTGGAGTTGTCGAATGTGACGGAAACACATATATGGAACCGGATGAATTCAGTGAGAAGAAATGGAAGGAGGAACAGTAAATGGGATGCATTGGAAATTGTGCGATAAATGAAAACAATCATATGTGTTGTTTGGAATGCCCGGATCACGTGGATTGCCCGATGCAGTGTGATGCTTTGGACGAGTATGAATTTGCAGAGGATTGCCCGGATTATGTAAAGGAGGAAGAGGATGAGTAGAAGATTTGATATTGGTGATCGTATTATCTGTACAGAATCGGGAGTGTCTGGAATCTGCGAAAAGTTTTATTATCCTACAGCTTGTGAAGAGCAGACAATGGTAGAAACAGCGGATGGCAGGCATTATCACGCACCTACAAGAACATGGAAGAAAGTAGATGTTATTACTACAATTTGCTTTCCAAGAAACAGCGGACAATCAGCTATAATCCAGGCATTTATTGAGGGGTTCCAAAAGAAACGTAAGCATGGATTGATGAGAAAAGAGGTAAAAGATGAGAATCATTAGTCAGGACAAAGAGTTTGATTTACCTTACGAGGAAACAACGATTCGAGCTTTCAACAATGGAACAGTAGCTGCATTTTCGTTAACCGATTTGGAAAGTAATGCTTTTATTATAATGGCGGAATATTCAACCGAAGAGAAAGCGATTAAGGCTATGGAAATGTGCAGACAGGAATACGGTAAGTATTTCGGCATTCAGGGCGGAATTAGTCCAATTACTGGTGCTGTGACACAACCAGGAATATTTACATATCCGAAAGTATTTCAGTTTCCAAAAGAAGAGGAGGTCGAAAATGAATAACAAGCAAGCAATAGATAGATTAGTGAAACATCTTGAATGGGGATGGTCTACGGAAACAGTAGAAGCCATTAAAATGGGGATACATGCACTGGAAGAAAATAAGTGGATTCCATGCAGTGAGAAGATGCCGGAGGATAACACGGATGTAATTGTATGCTTTTACAGCGGAACAGTAACAGAGATGAGATATTGGGGAAATGGAATCTTTCAAGGAATCTATGAACACACGGCAAAAACAATTGTTGCCTGGATGCCGTTGCCGGAACCTTATAAAGGAGAATGATATGAGCGAATTAAAACCATGTCCTAGATGTGGAACGAAAGCATATCTTTCAAGAGATGTAGTAGACGGATTTTATTTCGGATGGTCGGCTGGCTGTCCGAGATACTGCCACTACGATGGAATACATGAAACAACAATAGATACGTCCGAGGAAGATTGCTATGCGGTACACGGAGCGAATTCCAAAGAGGAAGCTATTGAGATATGGAATAACCGTGTTGAGCATCTGAAAGAACTCGATCAACAGAAAGGTTGCAAGAAAATCTTCGAAGAAATGCAAAAGAATCAGTTGAGATAAAGGAGAAAAAGATGGAAATTAAAGAAGCTATGGAGATATTGGAGAAAGACATACATACAGAAGTTCCGAAAGCAGCTATCAGTGCAAGAAAGCATGATGCAGCTGTGCGAATGGCTCTCGTTGCGTTGGAAAAGCAGATTCCAGTAAAGCCGATTATCTTAGACCAACTGAACGGAGATATCGACTACGAATGCCCTATGTGTGGCAAACAGGTAATGTCGGATGTGGAAAGCAGAAACAACTATTGTGGCGAATGTGGTCGTAAATTTGATTGGAGTGAGATTGATGCTAAAACCAACAGTAAAAGCCAGTGAGTTCAAAAAGTACGGATTCAAAAGATGTAAAGGTATTCCAAAGGAGTCAGAGTGCTATTATCTCTGTGTTGCAAGAGGATGCAAGATGCTGTTTGTCAGTGATGTATGTTTTGCCGTAAATGATTGGGATAAAAACGATCCAAGAATACATAAAAAAGCGAACTGCCGATACAGGGACCATAGAACAGCATTGGATATAATCTATGAACTGATTAAGGCAGATATGTTGAAAAGTGAATGGGAGTGAGAAGATGAGACTAATTGATGCGGATAAGCTGATACTCCACTTGAATGATTATGCTTTGCAAGAAGCTCCGTTCGGACGCAATGACAGTAAAAATCAGAAAGAAATCTACGAGACAATAAAAGAATGCATGAAAGCGGTAGAAGAACAGCCGACAGCGTTTGACGTGGAAGAGGTTATTGAGCAATTGAAAGCATTACCGAGAGGTTCTACATGGAATCATAATAGTGAAAATATCAACCGTGATAAAGCTATAGAGATTGTAAAACGAGGCAGAAGAGATGAAGAATAAAGAAAAGTTTGCAAAAGAGATTGTTGAAATTGCTTGCGATGGTGATGATATTGCTATCGATAAGCGTACAGGAAAAGTTAGTTCGTGTACCCATGTTCCGTGCAGTAATTGTTTGTTTTGTAAAAATGGATGTGCTAAGGGAAGAAGGAAATGGGCAGAATCAGAGTACATTGAAAAGCCAGTGATAAGCAAGATGGATAGAGCTTTTTTGGAGTATGTTGGCATAAGAATAAATTATATAACTAGGGATATGGATGGTGGTTTGTTCATTTATATCAGCAAACCACATAAACTTATTGATTGTTGGGAAAGTAGTGGGTGCGAATCAGACAAAAGCTTAAAATTCTTTAAGTTGGATTTCCCAATGATCAAATGGTCAGATTCCCAACCGTGGCTTATCGAGGACTTGAAGAAGTTGGAGGTAGTTGAAGATTATGAATAGAGAGATTCTTTTTAGAGCGAAGAAAGGAACGATGTAGATGAAACCATATAAAGAAATCATGGAAAGCAGTAAAGTTTGGGACACGGTAATGTTTGGAAAATTAGTGGGCGGTTTAATAAAACTGCCCGATTGCGGTACGTGTTCCGTGATGTTCGGAGAAAATGAGGACGGATGGGAACACGTGAGCGTATCACCGAAGCACAAATACAAGATACCTACATGGAATGATATGTGTGTGTTGAAGGATATATTCTTCGATGATGAAGAAGAGGTATACCAGATACATCCAAAGAAGTCCGAATATGTGAATATGTCGGAAAACTGCTTGCATCTGTGGAAACCAATAGGGCACGAATTAGGAGAGCTTGTGGAGAAAAGATATGAATAAACGCACCAGAAAAGAAATGAAGCATGACCAGTACCAGCACTACGGTGGCATGATCGCACATTGCGACAGCGACACGGCAAAAGAAAGCTTTTCCAGACCGGTATACGGCTTCAGACAAGAATTGGAAGATACAGAACAGGAACGGTATCTTGCGGAATGGAACAGGCGGCTGAAAGAGAGGAAGAAGAGAAAATGATCGAGAAGATAACGGATATTCTGTTTAATATTTTGCTTCTGATCTTTTCGCCGGTGTTACTTTTAATCAGTTTGATTTGTTTTTTTGCGCTACCGTCCAGAGATGAATTCGGCTACATAAATGAGTGTAGCGGATGCAAAATGGGACAGGATAAGAATTACTGTAAAAGCAAATGCCGGTATTATAAACAAATTGAGGAGGAGAAGAAAGAGCATGGAAGAAAAATGGATACCAACAGCGGAGCGTCTTCCTAATCAGATGGAATTCATTGAGTCCTACGTGCGTAGTGAGTATGCAGCTGAGTTCCTTGTTACGATCGAGGGAGCGGAGAAAGCAACAACGTTGTATTATTCCCAGACGGGAGTGTGGTTTGACTGTAACGGAGATCCGTATAATGTCGTTGCGTGGATGAAGTTGCCAAAAAGATACAGAGAAAAGGCGTGAATGCGAACGCCAAAGAATGCGATATCAATAGAAACGTATTTAACGAGAAAGGGGATAATAAAAGAGGTGTAGAAATGACAAGGACGAGATATAAATACATGCGAGATTATAAGATAGATAGCGATACAGAAAAAAAGATCCTTGATTTTTGCAGAACGGCAAAAGGAGAAGAACAAGAGGACGTTCTAGCTGCTTGTGTAGAAGCCAACCAATATATAGCACATTATATCTTTTTGAATCTGATAACGGGTGTAGGCTATGACAGAATGAGCCGAATATACTTTATCCCAGTTCAAAAGGTAGATTTCCAGGGTTATAGAAGATTGGCAATGAAAAAGTTACGTGATCTTAGATTAAAAAAGGAGGAAGAAAGTGGTTAGGATATACGTAAATGGGATCCTTACAAAAAGAGAAGATTTGGAAAAAATTGAAATAAAAAATGAAAATATAAAAAAGATTCTTGCCAGTAAATTGACGGAAAAGAAGTGATGATATAGAATTGACCTTGATAGAATCTCGGTCAATTCTTTTTAAATGGAAAGGAAGAGTTGACATGAAGAAAATGAATGTAGGTTATCTTAGGGTATCGACCGAGAACCAGACGGAAAAATATGGACTGGATCTGCAAAAAAACAAGATCATAGAAAGGGCAGAAAAAGAGGGAGACAAGATAGACAAGTGGTATATAGATGGCGGTTATTCTGGCAGCACGCTCGACCGACCGGATATACAACGGTTATTAGAGGATTCTAAGAATGGATATATCGAAAAGGTATATATCTATAAACTCGACAGAGTGAGCCGTGATACCATTGATACGCTTGTTATTCTGTATCGAACATTGCCAGAATACAATGTTAAGATTGTATCAGCTACCGAAGAATTAAGTCTGGATACGCCAATGGACAAAATGAAAATCGGCATTGATGCGCTTATGGGACAGTACGAGCGCGAGATTATATCCATGCGAACAAAAGCCGGGATGCTTGAGCGTGTTAAAAGTGGCTTGTGGATGGGCGGAGGGCGTGTCCCGTTCGGCTATTACTATGACAGAAATGACGGGATATTACATCCAAAAGAAGAAGAAGCAGAAAAGGTTCGGACTATGTATCGGCTGTATAACGATGGATATTCATGCCAGAAAATATCGGAAATGCTCGGAATGAAAGGAGAAAGAATTGTTATTCAGATATTAAAAAGAAAGTCGAATATAGGATACATAGAATACAAAGGAAACATTTACAAGGGGAAACATGAAGCAATCATAGACGAAGAAACATTTTACAAAACACAGAAATTTATGGAAAAAAGAGCGAATAATTCTTATATCTGCAACAAATTTCTGCTTTCTGGATTGTGCTTTTGTGGAAAATGTGGCGCACGAATGCGATATAAAAAATGGGCGAATAGACATGTATTAGAGTGTTATTCTAGGGATGGGTACAAAGAATACATGGTAAAAAACCCAAATTGCGACAACAAAAGACCGGACGCAAAGGACGTGGAAAAAGAAGTGTCGGATTGTTTTAAGCGATTTGCTGTGAATATAACAGGAAGACGTGAAAAGCAACTTAGTAAAAAAGAGCTTATTGAAAAAGAAATGAAAAGCACGGTAGACAAGCTTAAAAAGCTCTATGAATTATATGCCACAAGTGAAAGTGAAACGCTATTGGAAGTGATCGGAAAGTCGGAAAAACGTGTAAAAGAACTTAGAAGAGAGCTAGACAGGGAAACGCGGAAAAAATCTTTGAACACTCCGGAGAGAATTGAAAAAATAAAAAAGATTTCGGATGTATGGGATAAATTAGATGTAAAAGAACAAAACAAAATTCTGAAAGAATGCATAGACAAGATTGTGATTACTGACGGAAATATAGACATCTATTTTAATTTGCTCTAATTTCCCTTTCCTATAATCGTCCCGATGATTATAGGAAGTAGAAATAACCAGAATTGACCGAGAATCTATCGAAAAAAACAGCGGAAAATGCGAGATCGCAATGTAAAACTAACTGTAAGGATAATGTTAGCTGCCTAGATAAAGAAAAAGATATAGAAAGAGATAAATATAATACTGTGGGGAGAAAGTTCCACATTATTATTTACTCTACTCTTTTCTACTCTATTCTTATCTATTCTATTCTATTCTGCGGTTCCTATACGCCTCCATTTTTGTTCCGCTCTGGATACATTCTGGAACCATTAAATATATATACACCATTTTCAACTTCCAGCATGGACTTTTCCGTTATGAAAAAAACAATTGTGAGTCCTACTTTTATACATGTTTCACGGTAAAATATATAAAAAGACCGTGGGAGGTGTATTTTTTGTACCGCGAAATGAAGAACTACGAAAACCAACAGAAGTATATTTTTGATGGCGTTGGTCAGTATGACATACCAAAGATAGAACCTACATCATACGAAAAGTGTAAATTTATAGGTTTTAACTATGCAAATACTTGCAAGAAGCCGGAGGGCAAAGGGATACACTTCTTTCTGGATGATTACCAATTTCTAAGACTGTGGACGCATCCAGATAAATACATTCCAGTGTTGAGCAAATTTGATTGTGTCATGTCGCCAGATTTTAGCACTTACACGGATTTCCCGAAAGCTTTGCAGATTTACAACCATTTTCGCAAGCATTGGTTAGGTGCTTATATGCAGATGTACGGTATAGATGTGATACCTACAATCAGTTGGAGCGACAGAGAATCGTTTGATTGGTGTTTTGACGGTGAGCCGGTAGGAAGTGTAGTAGCGGTATCCAGTGTTGGAGTAATGAACAGCAAGGAGCGGAAAGCACTGTTCATGGACGGATATAATGAGATGATGAAAAGATTGGAACCTGAGACAGTGCTGTTTTACGGACAGGTTCCTGAAGAATGTGCAGGGAACATTGTAAAGATTAAGTCGTTCGGAGAAGAACTGACAGAAAGGAAAAAGAGGTAAATAAAATTGGGCGGTAGAGGTGGAACAAGCTCGATACAAATAGGCGGTTCTGATGTATCCAAGATGGCTGCTAAATTTATGTATAATGCCGCGAAGAAAAGTGATGCGCTACGAGGTGACGGAACAGTAAAAAAAGATGCTAAATTAGAAAAAGCCGCACAGAACGGCAATCTTGATTTTATAAAGTCCATAAAAGACAAAAAAGAAGCTTTGCGAGTTAGGAATTATTACATAGATAGAGTGGGTGAGTTACAGAGAAAAATAGCAAAGCTCGGAAGCGCAGAAGCTTTATATAATAATCAGAGACTTGCAAAAGAATACAGGAACATAAGAGATGCGCATGTTGCTATCCAAGACAAGATGCATGATTTTTCCGAAAGACCGGAAAAGGGCGATACAAGCGCATTGCATGATCTAAACAGAGTAACAGAAACATATAAAAGATCGTATAATCGAAGGTTGAAAAACTATCTCGCATGGCGAGGTGTGAAGTTGTAAGAAGAGGGTGATAGATAATGTATGGCTAAATTAAACGGCATAGCAAGAAAGCTACAGAAAGCAATATTACAAAAAGGTCTGGTTATCCGCATGGGAACAAGCCAGTTCTATTCCGTAGAACAGAAAAGACTCATTACCGTATACATATTGTCCACAAGGATAATGGAGAGGAAGAAGAATGGGGAATGGAAAGACATGGATCTGGAAATCTTACGGACAGCATCGTTATTAGAGATTGTAAATTGTTTGAACGATATATGGAAAGAAATGAAAGGAAGAAAAATATGAAGAAATTATTTATTAGTCAGCCGATGAGAGACAAAACAGAAGAGGAAATTCTTGCGGTTAGAGAAAAAGCAATCAAAAGTGCAGAAAAACATCTCGGAGAACCAGTAGAAGTTATTGATTCATTCTTTCGATCTGCACCAGTAGGAGCAAAACCTCTATGGTTTATTGGAAAATCTATTGAACTGTTAGCTGATGCAGATGTGGCGTATTTCGCAAAAGATTGGGAGAAATACAGAGGGTGTAAGATTGAGAATGTTTGCGCTGTTGAATATGGGATTCCAGTAATTGAAGATTATACGGCGTAAGAGAGGAGAAAAGCCATGAAAGCAGAAAAGAGAAAATTATTTACGAGGAATAAAATAGGACGGTGGATAAGTGGAAAATGATAAGCTTACACCGAAGCAGAAAACGTTCTGTGATAAGTATTTGGTATGCGGAAATGCAACACAAGCGGCAAAAGAAGCAGGATACAGTGAAAGAACGGCATATAGGACAGGAGCTGATAACCTCAAGAAACCTCAAATTTTGGAGTATATACAAAAACGGCAGAAACAAATCGAGGATGCAAGAATCGCAGACGTAGCCGAAGTTATGCGTTTCCTGACATCTGTAATGCGTGGAGAGGTAAAAGACCAGTTCGATCTTGATGCACCACTATCTGAACGTACCAATGCAGCGAAAGAGATCCTGAAGCGCAACATGGAAAACCGCCGGATGGATATTGAGATTACAAAGCTAGAAGCAGCATACAAGGATAACACGGCGGAAGAGGTGCATGATAACTTCATGGATGCCCTGAACGCTACAGCTTGCGAGGTGTGGACGGATGACGAATAGCATAGATCAGCGTATAGAGAATGTACGCAAGGGCATTATGAAACGTGCGTCTGCCATGAAAGAAAAGGTTAAGAAGCAAGGGTTCGCTTTCAAACCGTTCTCTGTTAAGCAGAAGCAAGTCCTGACCTGGTGGTGTCCGAATAGTCCAGTTAAGGACAAGGACGGCATTATAGCAGATGGATCAATCCGAAGTGGCAAAACGTTGTGCATGTCTCTTTCTTACGTGCTGTGGGCGATGAATACATTCAATCGTCAAAATTTTGGTATGGCCGGGAAAACAATCGGAGCATTCAGAAGAAATGTATTATTCTGGCTAAAGTTAATGCTTTTAAGCCGTGGATATTCAATAGCGGATCATAGATCAGACAATCTGCTCATTGTCAGCAAAGGGGCAATTGTAAATTATTTTTACATATTCGGAGGAAAAGACGAACGATCACAGGATCTCATACAGGGAATCACGCTCGCCGGAATGTTTTTTGACGAAGTGGCACTGATGCCGGAATCATTTGTGAATCAGGCGACTGGACGTTGTTCTGTGACAGGATCCAAATTCTGGTTCAACTGCAACCCGGACAGTCCGAGACATTGGTTCAAAATCAATTGGATTGACAAGTGCAAAGAAAAAAATATCATATATCTGCATTTTATTATGGATGATAACTTGTCTTTAGCGGAAGAGAACAAGAAAAGATATTACACCATGTATGATGGCGTTTTCTTTAAAAGATACGTACTAGGATTGTGGTGCGTTGCTGAAGGACTTGTGTATTCTATGTTTTCCGAAGAGAGACATGTGAAAAAAGAGCACATGACCGGCGCGCTGACCTATGTCGTATCTGTTGACTACGGAACAGTGAATCCTTTTTCTGCCGGACTGTGGGCGTTCGATGGATGGCATTCACAGAGAGAAGCGGAGATCTATTATGATAGCCGAAAGAAAAAAAAGCGTGTGGATGATGAAGAATATTACAAGATGCTGAAAAAGTTAATCGGGAACAGACGTGTCGAATGTATTATTGTCGATCCGTCTGCCGCTTCATTTATCGAGGTCATAAAGAAATATAATGAATACAGTGTAATGGGCGCGAATAATGATGTCCTAGACGGTATCAGGGTGGTAACTACGATGCTGAACAAGGACATGATAAGCGTACACGAGGACTGCGAGGACAACATAAAAGAGTATGGTCTGTACGTGTGGGATGAAGAAAAGGGCGATGATGTCGTTATCAAAGAAAATGACCACAGTATGGATGATACAAGATATTACTGCTACACATTTTTAAGACGTAGATTAAGGTGGAGATATTAAGCATGGGATTTATAGCATGGGCGAGGACGGTGATTGACAGATTGCTTAGAAAAGATGCAAAAGACATTTTTAAAACGGACGTGTCGCTGTCGTCCGCAATGGAAAAAGCAATAGCGACGTTTTACAACATTACAAGCGGAAATCCTCCGTGGAAAGACCAGGAAGACGAAGTGGACACGATCAACTTTGCCGGATACATAGATGATGTGACCGCCGGACTTGTGACGCTTGATTTGGATATTCAGATTGACGGACAGGGTAGAGCGGAATTACTAAAAAAACAAGCTGACTACGTACTGAAAGTAATCAGTGACAAGGTATCCGACGGATTAGGAAATGCCGGTATCATGTTCAAGCCAAACGGTGAGAATATTGATTATGTAGAAGCTGGCAACTTTGCGCCGACAGCAACAGACAGCAACGGCGACATAAAAGGTTGTGTGTTCCGTACAATCTTAGACCGAAACGGATATAGATACACGCGCTATGAGTGGCAGAGGTACGAGGGCGAATTGTACCGGATCACGAACGTAGCATACAAAAAAAGAATTGGAAGCACTGGCGTAGCAACTGGAATCGGCAGACCATGCGGCCTTACAGAAGTGGCGGAATGGGAAGAGATTGAGCCGGATGTATATATTGCCAATGTAGAAAAACCGCTGTTTGCGCTCTTTAAGAATCCGTCACCGAACAGGATCGACCGTGATAGTGCATTAGGCGTTCCAATCTGGTGCAACTGCATCAAGGAGCTGAAAGATCTGGATATTGCATGGAGTAGAAAAGGGACAGAGACAGAGGACAGCAAGCACGTTACTTATCTACCTTACAGTGCTATACGGTATGCAAAAGACAACAAGGTTAAGCTCCCGCGAACACTAAAAGGCGTGGAGATGGGCGTAGGTGTGAACGATGAAAACATGATTCATGAACACGTTGCCACCTTATTAACAGAACAGAGAATCAAAGATATCAATTCGATTCTTGCCATGATTTCAACAAAATGTGGATTCTCTCAGGGATTTTTCCAGTTGGATGAAAAAACCGGCATGATGACCGCCACACAGGTAGAAGCGGACGATCAGGAAACAATCCGAACAATTAAGAACATCCGCGACACTCTGGAAGAATGTATCAAGCAGCTGTTATATGGCTGCAATGTCATGGCAGATCTGTACAGTGATACGCCGCCGGAGCTGTGGGAAAATCTGGAAGAATCAATGGTGTTTAACTTTGGCGACATTACATATAACTACCAAGAGGATGCGGCTAACTGGTGGAAATACAGAATCCAAGGAGATGTTCCGGCATGGATGTATTATGCTAAATTTGAGGGCATGAGCGAGGATAAAGCGAGACAGATGATCGAAGAAGCGAAAAAAGAGAACGAGCCGGAAGAACCGGATCTGTTCAAAAACGAATAGGGGTGATCTTATGGCAGTATCGACAATGAACATTTTCGTTGTTTGCGCAACGATTATTATCCTGTGCCTTATGAGCCGGAGGAAGTAATATGCTAACACCTGAGTATTTGCAAGATGCTACGGACGGAGCGGAGAAAATCGCGTCACAGATGCACCGGAACATTATGGATAAGATTATAGCCAGAATGATGTCACGTATTGGAAGAGGAGAAGATTATCTTCTCACCGCTACGGATAAGTGGCAGATTATGGTTTTACAAGATGCCGGAGAGTTGTTAGGGGACATTCAGAAAGAGATTGCAGACAAGACAAAAAAGCAGTTGCCGGAAATAAAAGCAGCTTTCCAAGATGCCGGCATCGAAGCTCTAAAGTGGGATCATGCGGTATATGAAGCAGTCGGACTTAATCCACCGCCACTTATGCAGTCACCAGCACTGATCCGAATTCTTGAAAGAGATTATGCAGCAACGGAAAAAATGTGGCGTAACTTTACAAGAACGACAGCCGAAGAATCACAGCGCATTTTTATTAACGAAATGGATAACGCATATAGAAATGTTGTATCCGGTGCAGTATCGTATACCGAAGCGGTAAGAGATGTGCTTAACAAGATTACAGAGAATGGCGTTAAGGTAACGTATCCGACACAAAGAAAACTGAGCATAGAAGCAGCCACAATGATGATCGTCCGCACAGGAATTGGACAGGCGGCGGCAGACATTTCTATCAAGAGAATGGAAGAAATGGAATGGGATACAATCCTTGTATCTGCTCATTTGGGAGCCAGAACCGGAGATGGCGGAATGAATCCAACCAACCATTTGTGGTGGCAAGGCCGTTTCTATTCCAGAACAGGGAAAGACAAAAGATACCCGGACTTCCGGGAAACGACAGGATACGGAACGGGCGATGGATTGTGTGGATGGAATTGCCGACACTCTTTCGGATCTGGTGACGGAATCAACAATCCATTCGATATAGACAGCATAAAGAAAGCCGACAACTACAAAGCGGAATCCTTGCAGAAAAGACAGAGGATACTGGAACGCCGGATCAGGAATAGCAAGGGAGATCTGCAAAACATACAGACAGCTATAGACAGTTGCCGAGACGAAAAGCTCAAATTTGAGTTGCAGAACAAATACGACAGAAAAGCGGATACACTGGCAAGGCAGAAGAAAGAATACAGTAAATTTTGCAAAGCGAATGATCTGAAAGAGTATGCAGAACGCTTAAAGGTGGCAAATTGGCATAGATCGGAGTCAGTAAAGGCAATGCAAGGAGCAAAGCGGTATCAGGTAGCTAAAGGAGAATAAATGGAACAGTTAACACAATTTTTGGTGATCTGCAATGCGATCACGGTTATTGGTGGAGCTGTGGCAGTGATTTCCACGTGGAAAAAGCACATGGACAGTCCAAGAAAACAGCAAGATAAGAAGATAGAAAATATCGAGGGCAGGATTGGGAATATCGAGGAAAGCATATCGGACATAAACAAAAAGCTCGATAGTGACTATAAATCTATCAGGAACACTAAGGAAGATATGAATTTGCTTATGCGAAGTATGTTCAATCTTATCGAAAACAAGATAACCGGGAATAACATTGAGGGTTTAAAAAAAACACGGGAAGAATTGGTAAATGCAATGACAGACAAGAAAGCGTGATTTATGGTATCATGAAAATATGTTCTTTTACACGTAAAGAAATCGAATACCTAAGAAAAGAATGTAATTTCACGCCCACAGAAATGGAACTCTTTGATCTGCGGAGCATGGACGTACCTCTGGAATTGTGCGCAGAAAAGATGAACGTGAGCTTATCCACTGTAAAGAGAATAAGCAGACGAATAAATACAAAGATCATAAAAGTGTGCTGATACTTTTGTGATTCTTTCTAAGGACTTTAACGAACTGTTAGAGTTCTTTTTTTATGCGTAAAATTAAGGTATAGAAAACAAGGAGGTGTTTTTTGATGAACGGATACAGTCCATATTATATGCCACAAATGCAAAGTCCATATATGCAAGACCAACAGGTATTGCAACAGAGAATAGACCAGCTGTCACAGATACAGAACCAGTACAAGCAGCCGATGCAGACACAACAGCCAAACGTAAATTGGATACAGGTGAACGGTGTGGACGGTGCTAGAAACCAGATTGTACAGCCGGGTGGAACATCGTGGATGATGGATAACAATGCACCTAGATTCTATGTTAAGTCTGTCGACAACATGGGCGGAGTGAACTTTAAGGCGTTTGAATTTAAGGAAATCCAGCCGAATGAAGCACCACAGCCGGTAACTACCGACATGGATAACCGGTATGTGACACGAGAAGAGTTTGAGCGTTTTCTGTCGAACATAAAAGCACAGACGGAAGAGAAAGGGGAAATGAAGCATGAGTAATCCGTTAATGGGAATGATCGGAGGAACAAGTGGGAATAACCCGTTCGGAATGATGCAAAAAATGATGGGATTCATGAGGGGCGCACAGAATCCTGGGGAAATGTTGCAGAACATGGCGCAGAATAACCCGAACATCAAAAAGGCTATTGATATGTGCCAAGGAAGAAACCCGAAAGATGTATTTATGGAGATGTGCCAGAAGAACGGAATGAACCCGAATGATATTGTAAACAAATTAAAATGATATCCTGGCGGAGTGCACACGCCTTGATAAATAAATGTAAAGGAGAACCAACATGAACGATGGTATGAGTACGTTAAGTGCTGCCGATGTAGCAGCAGTAACAAGGAACAACGACAATGGAATGTGGGGCGATGGAGGATGGTTCTGGATCATCATTCTTGCTTTCCTGTTTTGCGGTAACGGATGGGGAAACAACAACGGAGCACAGAACGCTTTTGTCTCTGACGAATTCGTGAAAAGAGATATCTTTAACACAAACCAGAACGTGTCTAACACAGCTTGCGAGACACAGAGAGACGTGTTAGAGAACCGCTATACCACACAGCTCGGATTGCAGAACTTACAGGCTCAGCAGGCGCAGTGTTGCTGTAACACACAGAAAGAGATCTTACAGAGTAGATATGATGCGTCATTACAGGCGCAGAGTATGCAGGCACAGCTGGCACAATGCTGCTGTGATATAAAAGAAAGCATCTTAGCAGATGGACAGGCTACACGCCAGTTAATCCAGGATAACACGATTCAGAACTTGAGAGACAAACTCGCTGATCGTGACAGAGATTTGCAGACAGCATATTGGCAGATCTCACAGGTATCACAGACCAATAACATTATTGATGCAGTGAGACCGACACCAAAACCGGCTTATATTTCTTGCAGTCCGTACTTTGCGTATAACGCATTTGGTAATGGTTGCTGTGCAAGTGGGAATGTGATGTAAGTGAACGATATATCACTGCTTGACTTTCTGACAGTGTACGGAGTTGCTTTGCAGATAGCGAATTTTAACAGCGATCTATCACAGGCGAGTAATTCTGACATTGAAAAACACTTACATGAGCAAGACAGTAAGTATTTTTTAAAAATAATTGAAAACCAAAACAAAATCATAAGCATGTTGGAAGAATCCATGTCTACAAAAAAGTAGTCTTGCAAATCAAAGGGGTAGGCAGTAGTCTATCCCTTTTTTGAAAGGAGAATATATATGTTAAATGTAATTGCAAAAGCCGCACAGACAGTCGCGGTAAATCAGAATGTTATATTTACGAACACAAGAGTAAAAAGCCGCCGCTGCGCTTGCACTAGTGGATGGCTCAATCATGATGACGGTAGTGGACTTTTTGAAGTAACCAACCGCGGAAATCTTCCAATGGCGGTAGAAGTAGAATTTAACGCCAATGTTTCAGCGGCAGCCGCCGGAGCGACAGCACTTACGATAGAGTTGAACGGCGAAGCAATCGGAGGAACCGAAATGGATTATACAGTTGCAACCGCAGAAGTATACCAGAACGTGAAAGCATCAACACTGATTGCGGTACCGTCTGGAAGTAGCTTTACCGTATCTGTCGGAAACATCAGTGCGACTTCAGTTCTTGTGAAAGATGCAAATATCATCATCAAAAAGCTTGCCTAGAAAGGGGTGAGCTTATGATCGAATTTAAAAGCAAAATGGACGTAAGCACGCCAGAAGAGATTTTTTCGGAGATCAATAACCGGTTTATCGGAGCAATTATGATGCATGGACAATTTGCAGATTACTTTGATTTCTTAGGTCTAAGAGGATACAAACATCTGCATGAGTACCAGCATTTAGCAGAAAGCATAGAACGGCGAAAGGTATGCAGATATTACATTAACCACCACAATGCACTCATAAAAGAGGATTTTTCCGGCGAAGTGAATATCATACCGGATGCATGGTACACGGCAAAAAGGTTGTCTGTAGGCAAAAGCACCAAACAGAAAGCGGTAGAAGATGGATTTCTCGAATATCACAACTGGGAATCCGATACAAAATTCGTGTATGAGAAGTACGCACAAAAGCTCAGAGAAACCGGATCTGTAGCAGACGCTATTTTTGTAGAAAAATTGGTGGAAGATGTAAGTGCAGAGCTAAAAACGGTAGAACGGATGATTTCTGATCTGATCTCCGTTGGATACGATATGGTGTACATTACTGAAATTCAGCCGGAAATACAAGAAAAATACAATAAGAAGTTAAAAGGAATTGAGGTGGAATGAGATGGAAGAAGTAAAAAAGATTCTCAAAAACCAGTTGGATAGGGAGAAAGAATCAATAAAGCGTGAGCTTACGCTCTCCAACCTGGATGCAATCTATAAGATCACGGGAACGCTCTGCAATATCCATGAACTTGAATGTGCAGAAATGCCGACAGTACTTTCTGAAGCTTCAGAAAATCTGATTAAGAAGTACAGCAACGGAAAATACGACAAGAATATTGATGAATTATACAACAGATACATTCTTGCAAAAGAAGCATACAAGGAGAACGGAGATCAGGCACACCGTGACAAGGTGATGGAATGTGTTGGAAGATTGATGGTAGAGGTTTATGATATGCTTTCCTCTATGGTCATGGATTCTGATTTCGCGGACGAGAGAAAAGAGATTCAAAAACAGATCAGAAAACTCGCAGATATGTAAAATGTGAGTACTACTTTAAGTACAAAAATGCAATAAAATAAAATAGGGAATCGGGAAAAGATTTTTTCTTCATTGCACCTCATTTCTTTAAGAGACTCGCTAGTGGAAAACTGTATCAAGGAACGGTCGCACGTTCCGGCGAGTTTTGGCGTTATTTGATAACGCCATTTCCTCTCAATGTGATATTGGTATGATTGCTATTTTTCTTTTTGAACCTCCCCCTACGAGAAAAGAAAATGGCGAAGAATATAGCTTAACGGTAAAGCACCCGGACATCCGGGAGAATGGCGGTTCGACTCCGCCTATTCTTTTTTTTGGACAGCCGAGTCCTACAAAACGGAAAACCATTGGTGACTGGTTACGCACCTATAAATAACCTAATAATGGAAGGAGCTTTTGAATGAAAACAGAAGACTTAAAAGAACAGGGTTTGACTGATGAACAGATCCAGTACGTCATGAAAGAGTACGGGAAAGACGTTAAGAAGTTGCAGAAAGACAACGAAACATTAACGGCCGACCGGGACAATTGGAAATCCAAAGCAGAGACAGCGGAAGAAACGTTGAAAGGCTTTGACGGAATCGATCCAGAACAGATTCAGAAAGACCTGAAAGAATGGCAGAAGAAAGCTGAAGACGCTGAAAAAGATTACAAGGAAAAGCTTTACGAACGTGATTTTGCGGATGCTCTTGGCAAGGAATTTGAAACTATTAAATTCTCTAGTGAAGCTGCAAAGAAGCAGATCATGAACGATGTAAAAGCAGCCGGTCTTAAATTGCATGATGGAAAGATTCTCGGACTGAATGATCTGATCGCACAGATGAAAGAATCAGACGCATCAGCGTTCGTTGATGAAAATGCAGATAAAGCGAAAGCTGGGGCTGCCAGATTCACAACTCCAAAAACCGGAGCTGGAGCAGGAACAGGCGGTCATGTATCTATGACAGAGCTTATGCGAATGAAAAACGAAAATCCAAACCTTGATATTTCTTCTTACATTCAGGGCAAAAATGAGTAGATATTTTTTAACCCGGAAAAGTTACGGGTAGAAAGGAAACAACATGGCATTATTTGACCAGAAAAATTTTAATGGCGAGGTTTTTGGTGCGTATGTAGATCAGACCGAGAACCTTAACAGAAATGAACTGTTAAAGTCAGGTGCTATTGTGGAAAAACCGCAGTATGCTTCGCTTCTGCCGGATCAGACAGGTGGAAACTATCTGACCATCCCGATTAAGGCTAGAATCGGCGGAACAGCAAACAACTATGACGGTAACACAAACATTACCGCAGAATCAAGAGAAACTTATACACAGAGCAGAATCGTAGTCGGACGTGCGAACGGATGGACAGAAAAAGACTTTTCTTCCGACATTACAGGCGAAGACTTCTTACCGGCAGCACAGGAAATCGCAGAGTATTGGGATGATGTAGACCAGAAGACGATCCTCGCAATTCTGAAAGGTATTTTCTCCATGACAGGAGCCGGAAACGTGGATTTTGTCACAAAACATACTTACGATGTATCGGACAACGCCACAGAATACGGATTCAAGGAAACCACTCTGAACAACGCAATTCAGAAAGCACTTGGCGATAATAAAGCAAAATTCAGTCTTGCGATTATGCATTCCAAGATCGCTACAGACCTCGAAAATCTGAAACTCATCGCATACATGAAGTATACAGATGCACAGGGAATTGAAAGAGATCTTACGCTCGGCACTCTGAATGGTAGAACTGTCCTTGTGGACGACAATATGCCTACAGAGACAGCGAAAGCGAAGTACGTAAAGGCTAAACAGACTGATAAAGACGCACTGGAAGTCGTTGACACAGGAGCTACAAAAGGACAGGTTAACAAAGCAGATGTTTCTACAGATGTTGCCGGAGCAAAAGCTGGAGACTACGTTGTTCTTCTTCCGGCTGGTGATGTCTATACAACTTACGTATTCGGTGCTGGTGCTATCGAATATACAGATTGCGGTGCTAAAGTACCTTATGAAATGGACAGAAACCCGGAAAAGAACGGTGGAGAAACAACACTGTACTCTCGCCAGAGAAAGTGCTGGTCTCCGGTGGGAATTTCGTTTAAAGACGGAAGTATCATTTCCCCGACAGACGAAGAACTTGAAAAAGGATCAAACTGGCAGCTTGCACAGAACAACAAATCCGGCGCAGAAAAGTATTTCCCAATCAAGGCAATTCCGATTGCCAGAATTAAGACCAGAGGTTAGGAGGAACCGGCATGGCATATACAGATTATGCATTTTACACAAATGAATATTACGGAGATGTTGTGCCGGAAACCGACTTTCCAAAGTATGCAGATCGGGCGAGTGACAGAGTGGATGAAATCACATTTGACCGCCTTGCGGATGGACTTTCGAGCGATTCCAGGGCGAACAAAAAAGTGCAGAAAGCAGTCTGTTCTGTGGCTGAAGCACTCTACCAGATAGACAGCGTCAAAAACGCACTTTTGAACAATCTTGGAACAGTAGAGACCGAAGATGGAAAAGTAACCGGTAAAACGGTATCTTCGGTTACTGCCGGAAGTGAAAGCATTACCTATTCCACTGGAATGAGTGATGCTTCTAAAACAGTCTATGCACAGGCAGCAATGGATAAAAAAGTGGAGAATATTCTGATACGGCAGAGTGCTGGACAGTATTTATACGGAGTTAAAGACGATAAAGGAGAGTACTTATTATATGCTGGTATTTAAATGGCTTAAAATGCTGATGTGCAAACATGAAAAAACAACATATTGCAGAACTTTCCTTGAAAAAATTTCTCCGGGTGAATATAAGACACACCATGTGTGGAAGTGCGAGAAATGCGGGAAAGAAATATATTAAGGAGGGATACCAATGTTCGACAAGACGGTTACAGTATTTAACAAATACGTAAACCAAAAAGACGAAATTTATTGGTATCCCACTGTTATATCTGGATGCCAATTCGTAGACGACAAAGCGGCGAACGTAGCGAAAACAGGACTGGAAAACGCTGATGAAGCAAATTTGCACATCAGGTACACCAATAAAAAAGCCGGTACTGTAGCAGAAACATACTGGAATGATACTAACGGTCATAACATTTTTGATATAGACGGAAAAGCGATTGAATTGATTGCGGATATCGGAAAGACGGTCTACAAAAAAACCGTTAGCGGAAAAGTTTATGTACCGCCGAAAGAATGGAAAGCACAGACCAATGATAAGTTGGCTGAGACTGTTACATTTTCTGACGGTGATTTCTTCATCAAGGGCGAATACTCAGAAGAGATTGTAAAAGATTCTGATTACGCAACACGTGTAGGTGGCGGATTTTATGACTATCTCAACAAGAAGAGAGACAATGTTTTTCTGATAACCAGCGTTGGAACATACACACTGATTCCACATTTTGAGATCGGAGGAAAATAAAATGGCAAAGTCGAAGACATTTCATTTTCCGCATTATCAGATCGTGCAAGGTGACATAAAAGCTGATATCAGTCTTGAACGTTTTGAAAAACAGTTTCAGGACGCACAGTACTGGCTTGATGGACAGGTCTTTCAGAGCATGATTCCGTTTATGCCATACCGAGATGGAAATATGGCACATGTAGCGCAGATTCAAAGCGCATCCTTACAAGGATCTGGAAAAGTGATTGCTGCCGGTCCTCCTTATGGACGGTTCCTATATGAGGGACTTGTGATGGTAGATCCAGAAACAATGTCGCCGTTCGCGAGAAAGGACGCAAAGAAAGTTGTAACAGACAGACCGCTGCAATTCTCTAAGATCACGAATCCAGATGCAACGGATCACTGGTTCGATGCGGCAAAGGAGAAAGACGGGAAAGCATGGGTGAAAGGAGTGAAACGCATTGCCGGAGGAAAAAAGTAAAGTTAAATACGATGTTGATGGCTATAAGGTTGTAACTTCTGCAATTATGGATCTTCTCAATAGCTATCCCGGACTCTTGCCGGATGAAAAAATAAAATTCTCCACAGTAGAAAAGGATTCCGGTATCACATGCTATCCGGTGAGTGGGGCAGTGATCGTACTGGAAAAGAAATATGTAACTGGCACAGTAGACCAGCTCTGCAACTATCCTTTTTACATTCTGTATCGCACGGCGATAGATGCCGGAAATGTAAAAGCAGACATTAAAGAGTTCCTTGACGGACTTGGAAAATGGCTAGAAAAACAGCCTGTTACGATTGACGGAAAGACTTACACCCTCGAAGAATATCCAGAGCTTACAGAGGGCAGAAAGATTGAAGAAATCAAACGTCTTACGCCGTCATATCTGGATAATGTAAGCGAAAACAATGTACAAGACTGGGTTATAAGCCTGTCACTAAAGTACAGAAATAAGTTTAAAAGAACCAATTAACTGGCTATCGTTTGGAGATAGTCACTGACCGCGAAAAGTTAGCGGTAGAAAGGAATAAACATGGCTAAATTAAATCGTGAAGCTATGGCTCACTTCTTAGATTACAGTTTCAAACTGGCTGCTGAAACAGCAACATGGGAAATTCTTGGTGAAGATATCGAGGATATGTCTGTAGAACTGAATCCAGACACTGAAACGAAGAAAACAATTCTCGGAAAAACAAAAGTTACAGACAACGGCTATGAACCGTCTATGTCTGCTGATCCGTTCTATGCAGATACATCCTCTAAATTATATCCAAAAATTAGAGATATCGCACTGAAACGTTTGAAAGGTGATGAATGTAAAACACTCATGCTTGAAGTTATCGTGGAAGATACGTCAGCTACAAAGCACAGAGCATTTGTTCAGGAAGTGCTTGTAAAACCGCAGTCTTACGGTGGTGATACATCTGGTGTAAATTTCCCGTTTGATGTCACAGAAAATGGAACAAGAACAGAGGGAAGCGTTACGGCAGAATCTCTCAAATCTGGAAATCCGGTATTTACTGCCGGTGAAATCGCTACGCAGTCATTAGAAGGCGAGCGCGCACTTTCGTAATCAGCAAGAAAACAAGGAGGTCTAAATGAGCAACAAATTGGTAAAAAGCAATGTACAGGGAAACAATATCATCATTGATGATGGTGCAAAGACATACAACATCAAGAACAAGCGCGGTCAGATGCTCGGGAAATTCACTTTCCGACCATCTGACACCAATATTATCGACCGATACGAAGAGGTAGCAAAGTTCTACGAAAGTTACCAAATGCCGGAAAAAACAGGAGATTCGGAAAAGGATGTCGAAAATATCCGCAAAGCTGAAAATGATATTGTGGAGAAGATCAGCTATCTTGTTGATGCAGATGCAAAAGAATCGTTCTTCGGAATCCTCGGAGCTTTCACTGTTCTGGAATCAGGAGAGCTTTTTGTAGAAAACGTTCTTTCCTCTATCGCTACTGTGATAGAACGTGAAATGAACGTCCGCACACAGAAAGTAAAAAAGAGAATGAACAAATATGTCGCTAAATACCACAACTAGTGGACACCTGGAAATTACCCACAACCCTTAGAGTCGGAGGGAAAGACTACGAAATCCGTACAGACTACAGAGCCGTTCTGGATATTCTGATCGCAATGAACGATCCCGACATTTACGCCGGAATGAACGAACAGGAAAAGAACGCTGAACAGTCTATGACTATGTTGCAGATTTTGTACTTGGATTTTGACAGCATCCCTCCGCAGCACTGGAAAGAAGCGGCAGAACAGGCTATAGAGTTTATCGACTGTGGTTTTTCTAGCGACAACAAACCAAAGCCGAGATTGATGGACTGGAATCAGGATGCTCCAATCTTAATTCCGGCAGTGAATAAAGTGGCCGGTAAAGACATCCGTGCTGAAAAATATATGCACTGGTGGACGTTTCTCGGGTTGTTCATGGAAATCGGAGAAAGCACTTTTGCGACTGTGGTTGGCTTACGTGATAAAAAGAAGCGTGGGAAAAAGTTGGAGAAGTGGGAACAGGAATTTTACAAAAACAATAAATCCCTTGTGGATTTAAAGGTAAAACAGATCGAACGGAGCGAAGAGGAAAAAGAAGAGCTTCGGGAACTGTTCGGGTTAAAAAAGTAACCGGCTATCACTTGGAGATAGTCGCTGACCGCAGAAAAATAGCGGTAGAAAGGAAAAGTTATGGCTTATGCCGATGGTACTGTCGTTATCGACACAGAAATAGATACTGACGGTATACAAGCCGGAAGTAAGGAAGTAGAAGCAAGACTTAGAAATCTTGCAAGAGAAGTAAATAATATCGGAGCAACCGCAAAAGCAGCACTGAATAAACAGATAGACGCTTTTGCAAAACTGAACAACGAATATGCCGCACAGGAACAGAAAGTTGAGAGTTTGCGGAAAAAGGTTGCAGAATATGGCAGCCAGAAGATTCCAACAGACGAATATAGGGAAATACAGGCGCAGATTGCAGAAGCCACAGCGAAGCAAAATCGATTAACAGAAGCAAGGGACCGATACCTTGCAAATGGTGGGAAAACAAGCTCTAACACTTACAAAAAACAGACCTACGACCTCGAAGAACTTGCCAACACCATAAAATACGCAGAAGGTGAATTAAAGGACCTGGAAGAAACAGGAAAAGCTTTCGCGACCGGAACCGGAACAAAAGAAGCAAAAAAAGACATAGAAAAGCTCGCACAGGCAGAGCAAAAGCTTGCCGATATGAATAATCGGTTAAAAACGTCTTATGACGGAATAACCAGTAAAGCAGAAGAGTACGGAAAAAAAGCAGAAAAAGCAAACAATAGGGCGAAAGTTTCTGCAAAGAAAGCATCGGGAGAATTAGACAAAGTTTCCAGGTCATCCGGCAGAGCCAGAATGGGACTCGGGCGAATGCTTGCTATGTCTCTTATGATGAGCGTTGCATTCCGGGCGCTTTCTGCAATCTTCGGCGGAATCAAGAGTGGATTTGACAACCTTGCGCAGTATTCCGGCACGACAAACCAGAGTATCTCAATGCTGTGGTCAAGCCTTGTCAGGCTTCAGAACGCGTTGGCTACTGCGTTCGCCCCTATTCTCACGGTCGTAGCACCTATCTTAACGAAATTTATAGATATGCTGTCTACCGCGGCAAGCTATGTAAGTATGTTCTTTTCTTTCCTATCTGGAAAGAGTACATACACAAGGGCGATAGCAGTGCAAAAAAATTATGCTGCAAGTCTAGGAGATACGGCATCGGCAGCGAAAGACGCAGCTGACGCTACAGAAGATGCAGCAAAAGCAGCAGAGGACTATCTTTCGCCGTTGGATGATATCAACAAGTTTACCGCAGAAGATACTTCTTCTAAATCGCCGTCTGGTGGAAGTGGCGGATTCGGTGGTGGTGGTGGCACTGGCCCGATGTTTGAAGAAGTTGAGATCACTGACATTCCGGTTCTTGAAAAGCTAAAAGACATTCTTTCACAGATTTTCAAGCCATTCAAACAGGCATGGGAAAAAGAGGGAAAGAAAACAGTTGATGCTGCAAAATACGCTTTCACAGAGCTCGGAAAACTGGCAAAGGATGTCGGCAAGAGCATGTTAGAAGTCTGGACGAATGGAACCGGAACACAGCTTCTTACTACTTCACTTCAGATTGTTCAGGCTATTCTGATTACTGTCGGAAGAATAGCAGAAAGGCTGGACGAAGCATGGAATAAGAACGCTGTCGGAACGGCGATTATACAGGCAATTGCCGATATTTTTCAGTCTGTTCTCGATTTTATAAATAAAATAGCTTGGGCGACTGCTGAATGGGCGGCAAGTATAGATTTTTACCCACTTCTTGATGCAATAAGGAAGTTATTAGAATCTATCAGTCCTCTAATAGAAGCTATCGGAAATTTTGTTTTAAGGATATACAAAAATATAGTCCTTCCGTTCCTTACGTGGTTAATAGAATCAGCTATTCCGACTTTAATTTCTGTCGTAGCTGCGTTCTTTAATTTTATTTCTGAACACCAATGGATTATTGATGTAATTGGTGCGGCACTGATTGGCGCATTTGCAGCATCTGTAATCGTTCCGCTCATTGTATCAATTGTTGGTGCTATTGGAACGATTATTAGTGTCGTTGGTTCGTTGATTGCAATTATTGGATCTAACGGTTTAATCGGAGTGATTGGTACTATTGTATCCGCACTTGGTGGACCGCTTGCAGTAGCGATAGCTGCAACTATAGCAATTCTTGTATTACTTGTAACCCATTGGGATGAAGTCAAGGCTGTTATGGAAAAATTCGGCGCATGGCTGAAAAGTGCATTTCACCACGATTGGACGGAAGAGTTTGGATATCTTGGAGAGTATGTAAATGCTTGGTTTAAGAACATAAAAAACATAGTGGACAATGTTAAAAAAGTATTTGACGGAATCATTACTTTTGTAAAAGGCGTATTTACCGGAAATTGGAGACAGGCATGGGATGGCGTAAAGCAAATATTTGCCGGTGTTTGGGGGACTTTTGCAGCCATTGTAAAAGCACCAATTAACGCCATTATCGGATTTATAAACTCTTTGCTTTATGCAGCGCAGACCATGCAGAATGGTATCGCGTCCGCGCTTAACAGTTTGAATATAGATATTCCTGGATGGTTGCAAAAACTGACCGGTTATTCTTCAATCGGATTTAATGTAGGTTATTGGTCGGCTCCAAGAATCCCATATCTCGCACAGGGAGCCGTTATTCCACCAAATAAAGAGTTTATGGCAGTCCTCGGAGATCAGAAGAACGGTAATAATATCGAAGCACCAGAAAGCCTTATTCGCCGGATTGTAAGAGAAGAAAGTGGAAACGGCAACGGTGGAACCTATAATTTTACGGCACAGATCAATCGTAGAACATTGTTCAAAGAAGTTATAGAAGAAGCTAAAGTGCAAAAAATAGTGACCGGAAGAAATCCGTTCGAGACGGTTTAGGAGGTGTGAAATGGCACAAAAACATTTAAAACTTGGAACGTACACACCGCCGGACCCTGATCAGGACGGATATCAGGTTTCACTTGCAACAACCTCTTCTGATAAGTCTGGAAGAACCATGCGTGGCAATATGAAAAATGCGGTGCTATTCACTATTGAAGCGTACAACCTTAAATGGACAGATATAAAAGCAGAAGACGCAAGCCGTATCCTAAAAGAGGTTATGAACAGAGATGAATTTGATTTTTACCATTTTAACATATACAAAGCACGGTGGGAAACAACAAAATTCTATGCTGCAAATTTTAACGCTCCAATGATGAGCATTGAAGATGGCGAGGAAAAATTGGACGAATTAAGCTTTCAAGTAACAAGCATGAATCCGGTAGTATAAGGAGAGCAACATGAAAAATGTCAGTACATTGTTCAAAAATTGCATAAAGGATGGAACTGCTTTTTATGCTTATGCGGTTGTTACTCTTGCCAATGGTAAACGTCTTACCCTTACATCCGAAAAAGACTTTATGGTAAGTGGCAATAAGTATACAGAACAGGGAGGAAACGATGGATTTCCTCTTGGTTCCGCTGTATCGAAAACGATTACGCTTACCATAGATAATCTGGATGAACGGTATTCTGGATATGATTTTTACTTTGCAAGAATCTCTCTTTATACAGAAGCAGATATTGATTTTTCGCCATTGAAAGACTATTCCGGAGATGACATTTCCTATACGACAGGAGACGTTATTCTTGCAAATGATCCGACTATAGAGAGAATACAAGAGGGAGTATTTACTGTATTAAATCCGGTTAAATTAAGTGATACGATTGAGCTGAACGCCTACGATGATATGTGGAAAACAGACAGAAGCTTTGCTTCTAAACTTACATACCCGGTAACAGCAAGACAGCTACTTGTAGAAGTGTGCTCCGCTTGCGAAATTTCACTTGGAAGTGCTACGTTTGAAAACGAAGATTACATTATCAAAAATGCACCTGAAAATGTAACCGGCAGACAGGTGATCGGATATATCGCACAGATAGCATGTGGAAACGCAGTGATCCGTAATGGAACACTGGTGATAAAAAGCTACGACTTTTCTGCTTTGAACGGAATTACAGATTCAACCAAACCGTCAAATCTTTCCGAAGATGCCGGATACCACATCTTCAAAGACTTCGCATCGGATCCAGACATTGATACAGACAATGTAGTTATTACCGGAGTGTCGACTACTACAGGATCGGGCGACGATGAAAAGACCGTAATATACGGAAATGATACTTACTGCATAAAGATAACCAATCCGCTTATCAAAGGTAATGAAAAAGCTGCGGTTGACTTTATCGGCAAAAAGCTTGTAAATGTCACAATCAGGAAGATCAGCGGTGAATTTATTCCGAACCCAACTGTAGAATTTATGGATCTTGCTTGTGTGGTTGATCGAAAAGACAAGGTATACAGAACATTTGTTACAACCCATGAATTTGAATATCTTGGTGGTTCTACAATAAGCTGTGATATCAATTCGCCAGAGAGACAGGCGGGTGAGTATTACAGTAATGCGTCCGAGATATATCAGACACAAAAAGAATTTGTGAAGAACAAAACAGAGTGGGAAAATGCTGTTGAAAATTTGAATGAAGCTTTAAAAAATGCTTCCGGAATGTACGAGACACAGGTTAAGCAATCGGACGGCAGCTATATATCATATATTCATGATAAAGCAAACCTTAAAGATTCCAAAAATGTCATAAAGGTAACATCTGAAGCTATTGGAATATCGAACGATGGAGGAAAGACATATCCTTATGGGATGACCTTGACTGGTGATCTGATAGCCAGAATTTTGTATACAATTGGACTTAATGCGGATTACATCAATTCGGGATCACTTACCATCAAAGATAAAAACGGCAATATTACCTTCCAAGCCGATACGGCTACAGGAGTTGTAAACATTAAAGCAACATCTTTCAGTGTGGAGGGGAAATCATTGGAAGATATTGCAAAAGAAGAAGTTGGAAGCATACAAGATGATCTGAATAACTTTAAAGACACAGTAAATGGTTCATTTAAAGACGGAGTTATAAGTGAATCAGAAACGAAAGCAATTGAGCAGTCTATGAACGAGTTTGATAAAGACAATGAAATGTTGACGATCTGGTTCAATTCGATTATTGATTCCGTGAGCAATAAAAAAAGCACAGGAAGTAACCTAAAAATAAAAATCAATTCAAAGTCTAACAGCACTTATCTTGATACGCTCGGCTTATATTATAAAAAAGATAATAAGATATATAAGTTTGCGTCCGGTCTTACGGCTGGAGATTTATTGGATACAGATGAAGAATATATTATTCCGTCAACAGACTTATTCGTTAGCTTTAATGCAACAAAAGCGGATGGAAAGTTATATGGATTCTCGATTGATTCTATAGAAACAACAAATAATCCCGCAACGCATTCGACAACTTCTTCGGAAAAACTTCCAGCATTTGAAATTGTTGAAGTTGGCGATCCGGCATTGATTACCACATCACATCCGTATGAAAATATGCAGAGAATATGGCATTATCAGGCGAGGACATTGACAAAGGATTCGTTGACAAACAAAATGACAGCGTATACCAATGCGTATACAGCACTTACCAATGCCATACGAACAGCCATTTCCGATAAAAAGATTACAGATGCAGAAAGAAAAGATATCGAATCAAAAATTGACAGATACAATGTTACATATGCGGACTTAAATTCAGCTTTAAAGCAGGCACAAAAAGATGTTGCCACTTCCGGTACTGTGAATGCAGCAACAGTTTTAAAAATTACAGAAGATGGATTACAGCTAAGAATCACATCAGATCAAGCGGAAAGTTTGATTGAAGCGAAAGCTGATTTGATCAGACTGAAAGCTGATAAAATTGCATGGGAATCCAAATATTCTAGCATGAGTGAAGCTGGAAATCTAAAATGCACATCGGCAGAATTGGAAGGGACTCTAAAATGTGGAACAAGCACGGGATATTGGATGAAGATGTCTAACGAAGGGAAAATGATTGGTGGTAGAGGTTCTGCGGAATACGGATATATAGATTACTCCGCTTCTACATACAACATGGTAACCGGAAACACTGACCGCGGAATCCAAATAAAAGGTGGATGCTTACGAATAACAGCGAGCGACATTTCCACCCGAAGCACAACAGATGTGCATTTAACAACTTATATAGGAGCGACTGGAAATCTTAAATATGTTTCAGAAGTACATGACGCGGGAGGCGGTAGTATTGGATGGACAGAAACAACGATACAGGTGGAAAACGGACTTATTGTTTCAGAATTAAACTAATTGCAAAGGAGGTGAAAATGTATGGATCTCGGTGAGACGATGCAAACACTTAAAAGACTTATATACCAATATGCAAAAAAAGAATTGGTAAAATCTGAAACCCCGCTTTCGTTGCAAACAATAATCGTGGATTCAGTTGCGGCGGAATTTAAGAACGAAGCATATCAAGAGAGCTTATTTCGTAAAACTTTAAAGCTGCCAGAAAACGAGGGACATACAGGAACTGTTGAGGAATTAAAGGATGCACTTAAAAAGACGGGAGTAAAGGAAAAATGAAAGGTTATATAGCAAAAAAAGACGGAACAGCGAAGTTTTTATCTAAGGATGCGCAGATGGATTCTGCACTCGAAAGAGGGTGCACTATTGAGCGCGTAGAGGATGATGGCACGGAAACTGTGATTGCTACGCCAGAAGATGGATTTATTGGAGAAAGACCGGAACTCGAAAAAAAAGGAACAATAGAAAACCCGTATGCAAAGGCGATGCAAGCAATGTTAATGGAAGAAGGTGTGGCAGATGGCAAAGTGGACTGATTACGCGGAAAAAGAAGGAATCGCTGATAATGACGAAATCATTATCCTTGATAAAGAAACAAACACAAATAAGAGATCAATTGTATCCAATATCGTAAACGTAGTAGTAGAAAAGATTGCTTCCCATAAATTTAGTGGACTGAATACGGCTGATAAAACGCTTGTTGGTGCGATTAACGAAGTGGATGCCAAAAACACCGAACAGGATGAAAAGATTTCCGCCTTAGAGTCTGACATCAAAGAAGCCGGAACCAAAAACACCGCACAGGACGAAAAGATTTCCACCTTAGAGTCTGACATCAGTGAAGCCAGTACGAAAAATACCGAACAGGATGCAAAGATTTCCACATTAGAATCCAGAGCAAACGAATCAGACACGAAAAATACTGAACAGGATGAAAGACTTGAAGCGGTAGAAAACGAACTATCTACCTTTCTTAAAAAGACAGATGTGGACAGTACACTTTCGGTATCTGGTTCACCGGCAGATGCAAAAGCTGTAGGTGATGCTCTCGAAAAGGATAAAGAAGCCATAGCAGCCAATCAGGAACAGATTGCGACCAATGAAAAGGATATTGGTTCACTAAAGGAAGATTTAGATAACAAAATAGAACACGTTGGCGGATATAAAGAATATGATATTGGAACTCCAAGCGTTGGAACATATTGGAACAAAACTGCTAAAAAACAGCTTGAATCCGAAACATATCAATCGTTCAATCCAATTTCACTAAAGGCTGGAACATATCATTATGAAAATATGAGTGGCTCTTTTACTTTTTACGAAGATACTGACGGAAAGTGGATACCGATTGGTAAATATTCAGCGTCAGGTAACGGCGATGTAGTAATCACTAATGATACTACGATGTATATCACTGAAATGCAGAAATCTGGTGTATTTGTTGGTGCAAAATTATATTCTGGTGACATTACACAGAAAGAATCTAACTGGTTCAAAAATCCAAAATATGACATTGACAATATCAATAACACTTTGGAAAGTTTAAGTGATTCTGTAAATGATATAAAAAGTATAGATGGTTCTGTAATAAAAGAATATTGCATATATGTCTCAACCACAGGCTCAGATACGAGTGGTGATGGTTCGGAAGAAAAACCATTTGCTACTATTTACCATGCGAACGAAACGATTACCGATAATTCCTACGCAAAAAGATACAGAATTATCGTATTACCGGGAACATACACAGATTTACAAGACAAATACGCAGGTATAGCACAGACAAGCAAATATCAAGGTGTTATTACAAAACCTTGGGTTACTTACGAATCAAAGAGTGGAAATCCAGAAGATACCATTATCGAATGGAATGGCTCAACAGGATTAGAAAATCCTATCAGAAGTGACATTGTTGAAAAATGTGCTTTTCATATCGTTTCATTACCAAGGACATTTACAGCCATTAAAGGATTTACAATAAAAAGTAAAAACACAAGATATGCTATGCATTGTGAGAGTAGTAGTAGGGGAATACAAGGTGAGTGGCTTATTGAGAATTGTATATTCGATTGGGGCGGATGTCCTGATATAAGTGATGATACAGGGAGATTTCCTGCAATAGGAATTGGTATGAGTCCTTGCGAAAAAGGTACGATTAAATTTTGCAAAATCGTTACGACTACCGTCGAAACAATGCTTGTACATGACGGAAAAAACAAGGACGGAAATAGTGCTGTTATATTAGGCGCAGAACTGAATTTTATAAAATGTGATTTGGGAACTGGAAGGTTACAATTTCAGAGCATTTATCCGAAGTCTGGCGAAATTAACGCAAAAACAAATAACGTTTGTAACTTGATAAGTTGCACACAAATAAACAACCTTTATAGTTATATTTCATCGCTTAATTCAGATGACGAAATGGTATGGATAGTTTATGGAAAAGACTGTGACTTTGCGAGTTATGGTAATATGAGTGACTATGTTTATAAAATCGGAACTGCAAATAATGTATCTAACTAAGCTAAAGAAAGCTAATCTTTAAAAATAAGAAAACAGACTGACGGAAAAGGAATATTCAGAGCTTATGAATATTCCTTATGAGGAAGTAGGAGAGGATGAAAATATTGCGGAAAACGAATAATTTTTACAATAGCAAGGGAAAGAAATGTGTTTTTTAATGATTCTTGCTAAAAAATCGAAAAAAAATTAAGTAAAATCATTAAAAAACGTTATATTGCTCGTTTCTGGGTGTGGTATAATAGGTGCAACAAATCATTAAACATCTTAGAATCACACTTAGGAGGGGTATTATGAACGAAACGGTAATGATTTTGAGAAAATGCCATGTAAATTCTAGGTATAAAGGATACCATTATATCCAAGATGCGGTAGAAATCGTGGCTGCCAAAAATGAAGAAAGTGAAAATGTTCGCATGATGAAAGACGTATATCCAGTTATTGCTGAAAAATACGGAACGTCACCGGCGAACATCGAAGCAGCTATCCGAAGCGCCGTTGAAAAATGTTGGAAAAGCAACCGGGAATATGTGCAAGAGATTCTAGGTTATAGTACAACGAAATGTCCGAGTAATTCAGAATTTCTCGATGCACTTATTTTCTATCAAAAATTCGTGGAATAAGAAAGCTCCCCGGACAATGGGGAGTAGATTCTACACTTCCAATATTTCAATCGGGTTTTCCTCGTCATATAGCAAATCTTCAGGATTACCTAAGAGCTTGTAAATAAGCACAACCTCTTTTAAGTGCGGATCCGTAGCAAAAATCATTATCGTCTTTCTCCGCTCGTCCACTATCTGGAACGAGTCCGTTAAGTATTCAACGCCCTTTATTGCAAAATTTCCACCCATTGTTTTTACCACCTTTTTACTCGATAATACTCTATTAGTATGTAACATGTAAACACACATTATAGAAAGGAATTTTTCTATGGAACAGATTATGAATTATGTAAAACCAGAGCTTGTTGTTGTAGCGATCGCACTGTATTTTATCGGAGTCTGCTTAAAAGAAGCGCAGACCGTAGCGAACAAATACATCCCGGCAATCCTTGGAGTGATCGGTATCGTGATCTGCGGTATCTACGTGGTGGCTACTTGCGACCTTAAAGGTACACAAAATATTGCAATGGCTATTTTTACGGCAATTGTACAAGGGATTTTAGTCGCCGGACTAAGCAATTATGCCAACCAGTTAATCAAGCAGATGAATAAGGACGAATAGACAGACGAAGCTATTTGTTTGACCGTCAAAAGTTAGCGGTAGAAAGGAAATGTTATGTCATTAAACGGAATTGATATTGCAAGTTATCAGACAGGAATTGACCTCAGTGTAGTACCATGCGATTTTGTGATTGTAAAAGCCACAGAGGGAACAGGCTACGTGAACCCGGATTTCACAAGAGCTTACGCACAGGCTAAGAACGCCGGAAAGTGTCTCGGTATCTACCATTATGCGACTGGTGGAGATTACCAGAAAGAAGCAGATTACTTCCTTGATAGAATTGGAAAACGTGTAGGCGAAGCAATCCTTTGCCTTGACTGGGAGGGGCAGAATAACCCGGCGTTTGGCAACTCCGATTTTGCATGGTGTAAATCGTGGCTCGACTATGTATACCAGAAAACAGGCGTGCACCCGCTCTTGTACTGTTCACAGTCTGTAGCCTATAAATTTGCTAATATTGGTAACTACGGATTCTTGATT